TCCATCTTGATAGGCAAATGCGATTTTGTTTGTGCCAAGTACAAATGCGCTTGGATGTGTCAAAAATGTTATTCCAGTTCCGCTATTAAGCCTTGCAGAAATCCTTAATTGCGTTGAACTTCTTTTCTCTATTTCAATAAAATTATTTGAATCCGCAGTTGCTCTTATCGAGATAATCCTTGCAAAATCGGCCGTTGTAAGATTCCTAATATCCACCTCCGCATAAATTGTCCCCTCCGTTTGGCCTATCAACCCACTAACAAGCGCACCCGATGCGCTGATGACGTCGGCGGCACGGCTGACTGCTCCTGACGTTGTGGTGATTGGCGATGTAGGAACAGGGCCAACTTCTGCCTGTGTAAAGTCGACTTCGATAACATCACCACTTGCAATCATCCGTATTCCTACCTGCCCCGATGCCACGGTTTGCGCTCCACTATTAAACGGAGCAAACGCACTTGTCAACGTTACGGTCTGCCAATTTGTGCCGCCGTTTGTGGTTAGCTGAATTTGACCAGTCCCTGAAACTCTACGCATATACGCCGAGAAAATACGCGACTGCGAGGCGTGCGATATGTTTTGAGTTATCGTCGCACTTGCCGCCGTGGATGTAAGCGTCGTTGCTCCTGATGCAGCACCATCAGCGCCAACGGCGTTACGCACTGCTGTAATTCCACTTGCCGCCCACGTGCCACTCACCGATAGGTCGCGACTCCACAAGGCTTGATTCTGCCCACTCGCCTCCACCAACAAGGCAGGGCACGACTGCCCAAGCCAGTCGATGCGCGGCACTCCCGAAGCTACGCTCTCAATCAACCCGCTGCTATTCACCCGCGTTGCCGTCGTGTTGCGGCTTACTGTGAACCGCATCGTGCTATCCTCGGCGACAAACGGAGGCACGTCTTGGTAGAGGTTGCCAGCCTTGTAGAATTGCGGAACAATCAGCAGCGAAGGCGTCGATGGCAGACCTGCGTTGTAGGCATTAACACCCCGAGCTAACAAGCACGGAGCATCCTCAACGGTAGCGCCAGCAGCCTTAGCGCCTTCAAGCGCCTTGTAGAACTCCGACTTGTACGCGCCATTGTTGCCCAGCATCGTCGCGTTGGGGATAGCGTAGCCCTGGATCATAGCGCTTAGTCAGTATATGCAACAGCAGTGCCAGCGGCAATCGTGACCGCCTTAATCGTCAAGCCCTGTGGCGCACGCACAATCATACCGGTCTGCCATTGGAATGTAGAGTTGAAGCCGAGCACTGTCAACAGGTTGCGATCCAACTGATCCGTCAGCGTGCTGATCGTCGTGTTCGGCGTGTTGATGACCAGGAACTTGATGCGCTGATTTGTCAACGCAGCAGCGGTAGCTCCCGATCCACTCACACCCACAACTTGGATGTTGAGGCCATCAGCCATCATATCTTGGGTTACTGTACTCATAGCTTTGTGTTTATTGTAAATATACCTTAGTTAGGAATTTCACAAACTGAATGCCCCCAGGGGATGTCAAAACTTAGCGCAGCCGTCCACCCGGCTACCTTGTCATCCCTGGCTTCGACAAACCTGGTCAAAGCCACGCTCTCCTGAAGTGTCCATATCTCATCGGGATCATCCGTCAACGATGCAATGAAGTCCTGAGCCGTGCGCAGCTGATCGCTCAGCACCTCGTCTTCATTGTCAGTCCACCGGTAGACAACACTGCCGCTGATGGTGGCATCGAGGCCACGCAGGTCTTCAACGCGATCCATCCAATAGCATTGCACTGTAAGCGTCAGCACGCCCCTCCCCGCCTGTGCGGAGATGACGTCAGCGAATACCAAGGGATAGGCAATCCTATCCCGGTCGCTGGTGCGTAGATTTATTACATTGTCCGTCCCGATTGCCAGCGGATCCCCGGTCCCGAAGCTGTTCACCTGGGGATGGTTTACCGCTCGCGTCATCAGGGCGTTTTTGATCTTTACCCAAGACATAGCGTGCCAGTTTTAATACGTTGTTTTTATGCGCTCCCATTAGCAGTTATCACATCCATACCAGCCTTCGTCGCCCGTGCCATAGGGCCTATCCAAGCCGACACCACGCATCCGGTAGCCGCGATCCAGCACCATGCCCACGCGGTAGTTGGTCGCATTCGGGTAGATCGTGTCAATGGCCACGGTTGGGCTGTTGAACAGCGGGTAGTCATTACGGTTTTCCACCAGGTAGCGTGTCACACGCTCGCTGTACCACTCCGCATCACTCTTGGTGCGGTCCATCAGCCTGGTGATCTCATCGACATTCATCGCCGTGCTCTCCGTGCTACTGCGGCGGTCCATCCCTTTGTTCATGTACTTAAACGCCAGGACCATTGGCAGCTCAAATTGCAGCCACTGAACGAGTGCCGGCTGAATGTAATCCTCCAGCAGCGTCGTGTTGAGCGCACTCACACTCTGAGCGATGATCTGCGCCTTAATCTCGTTGTACAGCGGCGATCCGATGATTGGCTGTATGCGCATCTCCTGCACCTTGATCAGCGTCGGCCGTATCTGCGTGTAGCTGACGTTCTCGTTGATGATGCTGTTCTCGAGCAGCGTCTGCTCGCTGATAAATAGTGCTTTGCTCATGGCGCTTCTGTTATTCTGTTTCCTCTGCGTATAACTGTGACCTGCTCCCAGATATGGCGGCATTGCGGTGTGCGGATGTCCGCCGGTCCCGGTCTGCGATACCACCCACCCCTACGCGCCCAGACGCTGTATCCCATGATCTGCGATATTTGATTTATCTCATCCCTGGTGTAGACCTTGCCGCTCTGCGCCATCTGCATCATGATCGTGCAGAACTCCCTGCTGGTCTTGACATCTCTGTTGCTGAATCCAGGTGCCCATGCGTAGCGATAGCGCATCTCCAGCGTCGGCACCTCCGTAGGCGCTGTCTCCTTCTGGATGGTGTCAATCACCCGGCGGATGGGATAGCGGTTCTTCTGCATCAGGTATGCCACCCGCTTGCGTATACGCTCACGGCTGACACCAAACTCCCGCGCCATCTCTTCCACCGTTGCATCTAAGTTCCTGCGCCGGTACTTGATGATTTTGTCATCCAGCTCTTTCTCTTCTTCATCCAATGCCGCAAACGCCTGCTTGGTGGCGTTGCTTATATCCTCTTCCAGCTTACCGGTGAAGTGTAGCGGCTGGCTGTGCAGGATGACGTAGTCGCTCTCTTGGCTGCCAAATGTCGATGCTACGCGGTGCAGGATCTCGTACTCTTCGTTGCCCCAGTCGCACGTCGCATCCTCATAGTCCTCAGCGCTGAACTCCTGCTCATTCACGCCCAGGAATGCATCGACCTGCTCAGCACTCAACCCGAAGCCAGCACCCAACATCGTGCGCGCTTGATCCAAGTTAATCTTGCCCTGGCCATAGTGTCTGACGATGCGCATCAAGTTCTGATACTGCCGCCCTGACAAGGTGCGTATCGCTTCGTTTATGGGCTCTGCGGTCGCTTCTATGGCGAGATCTCCCTCGCCTGGCTCTATCACTTCACCCGCTGTTTTCAGTGGCTCTAAGCCCGCTTTTTCACGCAGCTCATCAGGTGTCATGATTGTCATCAGCGCCTGCTCCGATAGCTGCTCGGTGATCGGCTCAACCGGGATCAGCGTCAAGCCTTCAACGCCGTTGAACGATGCCAGGTAGTTGATAGTCCGCTCAATCCTCTTGATCCGATCCTGAACGTAGGTGTTGCGGAATAGCTCAAAGGCTTCCACCAGTTCCTTGCGCCCTCCGAGCTGGCCTTCAACACGAACGCCAAACAGCTGAGGATTGGTCACCCGGTGGCTGATAAAGATCTCCTGCTGCACCGTTTTGTTCAGGACTTCAAACTGCTTATCCATGTCGCTCGGCGTCAATGGCAGCATCGTTGGTGCCTTGGTGGCATCATCGTTGAAGGTGACAACAAAGCGGCCTGCGTTATCCGTGCCGCTGAACTTGCGCTTGATCTGCCGCTCAATGTCGACCTGCTCTTCGGGTGTTGGGATGCCGTTGTTGAAGTTAATCAGGTATCCGCCCCAGAAGTTGTTGCGCAAGTTGTTGTTGTGAAAGTTGGCAATCTCAACATCGGCCTCAATCCACGCCAAGCCTCCAAGGTACTCAGGCAGTGGGTAGTACTTCACACCAGCTGAATAGCAGCGGTAGTAGAACAGCTGCTTGCCGATGCGGTTCTCAGGATCAAAGGCAGGGATGCGCTCGATGTCCTCGACCTTGGGGAACTGGCGGATCATCTCTTCATTGTACCAGTTGGCGATTTGGAACATCTTCTCCTTCTTATCAACGCGCACACGCTCAAAGGCTACATGCTCCATCCTGGC